TGGCCATGCTGCTCCGAGTATTGCGAAAACTAATGCGATATAAGGGGTTACTGTTGTGGCACTTGCCATAAATAATCTTTTTATGCAGGCTAGCTATTTAACGTGTCTCCACGACCCGCATAATCAGATGGCCATATCCTACGTGCGGCACTTAAAAGCACGCCGGAAGAGCTTCACTGATGCCCCAACCATAGGCGCCTTATGGCACGCAAGGTTGGAACAGAGCCCACAAAATCAGACACGACAGTTGGCAAGTCATCATCGTAGGCGCTAAGATCCATCTCTACCCCATTAGCCACTAGTTCTTTCACGAACCCGTGGATGATGTTTCTCACCGGAACATTCCAATACGCCTCAACCAAGAGTGCGCAAGCCCTAACCAAGGTCTGTCCAGGCGACTGCTTCTTCGGGGGTTTTAATACCGAAGCAACAGTTTTTCGAGGTTCGGTGGGTTCACCAACCCAGTGGCCATCTTGCGTTTTAAACAATCTGGTTCCCAGGAAGGTTAGCCCCTCGAGATTTTCAGACTTTACTGTCTCTTGAACTTTGAAGTGCACACCGCATTCCTCGTAATACGGGGCCCTCGCCTCAGCGTTGAACCTATCAACAACCTCTTCACTCATCGATGTAAGCTCATCATCACCGTAATGTGCAGTTTCCACGTTGGACTTGAAATGTCCATAATCGTTACTAACTGTCATCATATACGAATAAGCCATAACAATGAAGTGTATGAGGGTGTTGTCAACGGTCGTGTTAGGGTCACCGGACATCATACCATGATCCACAAACAGTACATATCCCGTAGTGGTTACTAGGTATGAATCGATGGATTGTTTGTAGTAATACTCCAACCTCTGACGATTCTCTGGTGTCCTATCCTCCTGCCGTAACATCCGCCATCTGAATTCCATGCACAAATGTCGGACCCACCTCGCCTGCCTAGCGTCATACTTGGACATGTCAGCTTCCTCCTTAAAAGGATGCTTGTTAATCTTTTCTGCTAAGGTACCCAGACCTCCATAGAACTTATTGAAACCCATAGCAGAACTAGTCCGCAACGGTATTTCGTACATTCTATGATTGAAGTCCTGCACCATCCTACAGTAGGAAAAGTGGTATGCTATATCTGGTCCAGTAATGGACCTAACATTGTCCTCCTCAAGCTTTTCTTGCGGCAATAATTCCGTTTTCACAAAGTTATGCCATAATACTGGGGCTTGGATAATGTGCGCGTACTCCCAGAACGCCGTAATGTCAGTCGAGCACTTCCGAATAGCCTCACGCTTCGTTCGATAGTACCATTTATATGGTATCCCTGGGGTGGTTGACCCCTGGATATCTACCTGCTCAAAGTCAAGAACCTTATAACCCTCAACGTAATGGCCGAACTCACGTTCCATCCACTCCAAAAGGTTTTCTTGGATTTCCGCTGGGGGGGGTTTTTCCACGGTAGGCAACCCATACCTAGAGACAGCTTTAAGCTCCCTCCTGAAGGTCGGAAAGCAAATGTTAAAATCCTCAAACGTATCACGTATACCATGATGAATGAGATACTCCGAAAACCATTTATCATAATCCGCACGAGCTGGATTCTGATATAGCCCAGGAGCCTTTGCTAACCTCCCAACACACCGCAGGCCAGTTTCTTTAAGCATCAGCTGCTCATCTTCCTTGGAGATGGGCCATATAGCAGCTGAGGCTAAATACCACAGGGGTACTAGGCCATACTCCCGGAGGAGACGGCCGTTCCACCCTGCCCTGTCACCACAGGGCCCCTCTGAAAAACCTGGCCAAGAACCATGTTGGCAGCCAATTTGTGATCAAGTTCACAACTGGTGTCTTCACAGATCTTGCCAGAAAGGATAGTCTGGCAGGGTTTAACCACCTTCTTACCCTTATTTTTCTTCTTCTTTGGGGTTGGTGTGTTGACTTGTTCCACAACTGGCTCAACTTTCGTTGTGCCAGCTTCCCTCAAAAGTGTCAACAAGCTTTCGAGAACGTTTTCCTTGTCATTGCGGCTTGCTTTAGGCGACGTTGGCGGGGTCAACGGTTTACTAACTCGCCCTTTGCCAGCTTCATGATACTTGAGGCCAGACATAGGGTCCACGCTAAAATCCATCTCCTCGTCATCATCCGCCCAATTGAAGTCCATCGCAAACCGATCATATCTCCGGCCCTTTTTCTTGTTCTTTAATGGGGTTTCCAACTCCAATTCAAGATCAATACTAGGGGCTGGACTTCGAATAGCTTCAATGTCCTCCACTGTAAACGAGTGGAAGCGCTTATTGACACTACCGTTTGTAACTCCTTCATGAACCCCCAGGACGACTCTGCCTTGCGCCAAAATTGGCGAACCAGACATTCCAACAGCCGACCCAGCCATATGGTTTCGGTCTTTCACACGTGAAGTGCTGAACTTAAGTTCATCGCCAGTCACAGGATAACCCATTATGGCGATCTCCACATCATGTTCGGGGTCAAGGCGCCGAGCCCTAAGGCCGGGAACCAACGATTGTAAATGGCGTGGCATGGCACACAATACCATGTCACGTTGATGACCCTTGGACCTATAATAAGGCACCAAGGGGAACCTAACCATTTTACCGTCGGCTAACCTAACCTCTACTAACAATGTGTTTCCCTCATCGTCCACCATCGGCTTGCCAAGTACGATGTTATCAACATCACTATCAGCATGCGCGACAGTACTCAACTTATCACCAATTTTGGAGGCTGTAGCCCAACCCTCATACACTCCCTTTCTTTTCCGCACTACACGGAAAATAGAAGCTGCGCATCGTGAGTTGAACGTTATAGCCCCAGATTCATTCTGCGTACTAGTCAAATCCTCGTCGAGGTACTTTATTCCCGCAACGTAGGTGCTATGATTGTTCGGCATTTCGGAGTAAACGGGGAGGGTATCGTAACAAATATACTCATACTTGGTAGCCATAGGATGTGTTTGTGGCGGGTGCGCCAAGCGGTCCACCTTATCCACTATGGCATCCAAGGCCTCAAGTATTCGCTTATTCATGTCATACCCAGCTTCGAGCCCAACCGAAGTGTCTGTCTGAGCTACAAACTCCATCTTGTGATAGGGTTGTGGCTCATTCATGCCAGCCTGAGGCCGTACTCGGTCGTATAAACGACGTTTCCATTCCCTGGACTGTTCCATCGGATTGGGATACGATATGGTCGGTTCGTAACCAATTGGTATGTTAGTCGTCCATTGTAAGAACTTCTTAGCAAACCAATTGTCAACAATAAAGAAACGTTGCGTGGTGAACGTATTGGTCAAATAATCTGTGACCTTACGTTCATCAGTCTTCAGGTTGGCCAAGGCCAACGAGTAGGCCCACGCAGTCCCAACCACACCAAGCAAAAATGTTGCTACAGGTGAGGGTGGGATAAGATAAAACACAGATTGAATAATCGCTTGACCCCAGGCCATCTGTCTCCAGATGGATACCTTCCAGGCTCTATTCAAAAGTGTTACCAAGCCAATAACAATCACCCACTGCACAGCAGTGAAGGCGAAAACTGGCCTAACCACACAAGAAAGAAGCCATGTAGGTATGGCCCACATGTACACCCGTTCAGTAAACTGAC